GCTCGCGATAACCCACCCGCTGTGGTGTGGAAGGACCCAGCAGCCCAAAATCGCGAGTCAATTTGCTAAAATCCCTTGCACCGCAAGGGTTTTGAGCGATTTAACGTGCTGTTGCCAGTGCCTTGGCCAGCTCTTGCTCGTAGTAACGCTCGAGTCGCCGCTCAACGACGATGTGACCGAGCTTCTCAACAGGGAAGATGGCGTCATACCGCGCTTGGGGAGCCGATATGAAGAGCGGCCTGATGTATGGCTTGCGCTTAGTGCCCATGCGTTGGTAGATGCCCCATGGCTTGAGCTTGCCAAGCGGCTTGCCGATGAAGACAGAGTTCTGGCCTGATGGTGCAATGCGGCTGCTAATGCCGGTAATGACGCCACGCGAGACGTTGCCCTGTGAGTCTCTGCGAACGCGCGGGCCAGGTACTAGCACCTGACCAGGCGGGCGTGTGTCAGCGATGCCCTTGAAGCGCGCCTCAAATGGTTTGATGCCACGGGTGCCGCCGAAGATGTTGGCCCGGAGATAGGGCTCACGTGACTGCTCGGGGTACACCTCGACCATGAGATTGTCGCGTGTGGCCTTGGCGTTGTAGCGCCATGCCTTGACGACGTACTGGGTTGGGCGATCGAAGTATGCCCGAGATGCGCCTGAGATGGCGTCCTTGGCTTCTGGAGCGATGCGATTAAGCGCACGGCTCATTGCGTAATTGGACTGCTTGCGAAAGCCGCTGAGCCAGGCGACTGCATTGGGAAGATCAGACTGTAGTTGGTAGTGAATTTCAGCCATGTGCCAAGGATAGGGGGATCAGAAGGGGAAGTCAGCTGAGGGGTCGTAGCCGAAATGTGCAGGTTGTACAGGTTGCGCGTCACGCAGGAGGTTGCGGTAGGTGGTTGGGTTGGAATGGTTAGGTGGTGGGCTGTCGAAGTGCTCGATTGTGCAGCGTCCGGCGTCTACAAGGCGCTGTAACAGCTCGCGGGCACCGTGTTCAGTACTAAAACGCTGAAGGGCCATCAGCGCCAGCCCTCCTTAAGCATCTCGGCCTCGGCGAGCGGATGCAGAACAAAACGACCAGGTGTGACGCCATCAACAGGTGGCTTGTAAACCATGTAGCAGCCTCGATCGTCGTAGCGACCCATGACATATGGGTAAGCGTGGCGTTGCTGCTTGGCGTCAATCTGGTTCAAGGCTGACTCGATGTCATTGGCCTGTATTGCGACGTAGGTAGGCGACACACCTTCACGCGCTGCTTTAGGCACAACAGCGCAGACGAAGCGGTTAGCGGCCTCTTTGTCATGGAGCTTCACGGATTACCAGAGGTAGGAGGGTTTGGACTGAGCAGTGCAGTGGTCTTCAAGCAAAGCCACGAAGCACTCGTCACGAAGCCAGCGAAAGCAATCGGGCATGGCGACCGTGAACCCGCGTTCGGTGTTCAGTTCATCGCGCTGGATCTTGAGCTGACATTCGACGGCACGCTGCAGGTCTGCAGGTGAGTGATCTACGCAGGCCGCGGCCCAAGCGTCATGCGCGAGGGGCTTGGACTGTTTGCTTGCCTTGGTGGGCAGGGACTGGTAGGACCGCCAGAAGTGCTCGAAGGCTTCAGGGTAAGCATTTCCCTTTTTACCCACGTTTCTACCCTCTTTCTTTCTCTTATATTTGTTAATACTTAGAGGTATAGAAGATGTAGAGGTAGTCGCTTCGCTGGCGCTCGCGACTCCCAGCGTACAGGCCCTGTCAAGGGACTGCTCGATCAGCAAAGCGCAAAACGCTGACAGAGACAGGGATTTGGGCTTTTTAGCCTTGATGTCAGCGGCAAAGTCGTCGTCTAGGAAGAGGTTGACCCTTTGTGCCATTGCGGGTTTATCGGTCCCGCATAGGGTGTCACAATGACACGCAGTGCGCAACCTGTCGCCTATGGCTCTCCTGCATCCACCCAAGGGCCAGCTGCTGCCGCCCATCGACGACCTGACCATGGCCCAAGGCGCTCACCGCTACTGCTTTCGTGGTGACTGGCTGCCGTTCAGCGTCACCGGCATCGTGTCCGATCTGAGTCCTGCAGCCCGTAAGCAGATCGAGCACACCAAGGATGGCCCGGACGGCTGGGATGTGCGTGGCACGAGCATCCACGCGATCCTTGAGCAGCACCTGCGCAGCATTGCCAACAGCGGCATGAGCGGGGTTGTGATCGACGAGCGCTGGGCGAAGTGGGCAGACCCTTTGCTCGATCACTGGCTATGGCGGGGCTGCACAGTGCTAGCTGTGGAGATGCAGCTATGCGACCCTCTAAAGCGTGTTGGTGGCAGCTTCGACTTCCTTGTGCGGACTGCGCAGGGGAACACAGTTCTAGGCGATCTCAAGACAGTGACCAGCCCCGCGGCCTTGAAGAGCCGGAAGCCAGCCGGTCCACAGCTCGGCGCCTACGTCAGCATGTTGGCGACGTGGTTTCCGATGATCACGATCGACAAGTGCGTGACGTTGGTGTCAGCGCCGGGCGAGTGCGAGGTGAAGCCACAGGGCACGGATGAGTGCGTTGCGTCGTGGGAGGAGGCGTGGGAGCGGCACCAGGCGGCAGAGCTGATGAGGGGCTTCTGATGCGCGTGCTCGTTGCTTGTGAGTACAGCGGCCGCGTGCGTGATGCTTTCCGTCGCCGCGGCCACGATGCGATGAGCTGCGATCTCCTGCCAACCGAGGCAGATGGCCCGCACTATCAAGGCCCGGTCGAGGACGTGCTGCGTGACGGCTGGGATCTGATGGTGGCGCATCCGCCTTGCACGCATCTAGCCGTCAGTGGCAGCAGGTACTTTCCTCAGAAGATCGCCGATGGCCGGCAGCAGGCTGCGCTGGACTTCGTGCGCTTGCTGATGGCTGCACCGATCGAGCGATGGTGCATCGAGAATCCTGTGAGCGTGATCAGCAGCACCATTGCCCCCCCCCAGCAAATCATTCAGCCTTGGCAGTTTGGGCATGGCGAGGTGAAAGCCACCTGCCTATGGCTCAAGAATCTGCCCAAGCTACGGCCCACTGAGATTGTTGATGGCCGCGAGGCGAGGGTGCATTTGATGCCACCTGGGCCTGACCGATGGAAGGAGAGGAGCCGGACATTTGAGGGCGTTGCGGAGGCGATGGGCGATCAATGGGGTGCGTGTGAGCTGCCTGTGGTTGCCGAGCAGCTGGAGCTGATCTGATGGCGCAGCCTGACTGGACGGCAATCTTCACGTTGCGGCCTGATCTCGATCCACCTGGCTACAGGGAGACGGTGCTCGACATGCAGCAGAACACGAGCGAGCACGAGCGGCAACGGCGACGTGATCGGAGCAGCGGGAGGGCGGCGCACTGGCCGAGCTTGAAACACGGTGCGGACTGATGGTTGCGCGATTGCTGCGCGTCAGTTACGTTTGGCGGGTCTGGCGCGTTAATCGCGCTTGACGCCACAACACAGCCCCGCCACTCGGCGGTAAAGCCATGCCTGCACGGCGCCTCTTCAACGGTGACTCCAAGACTGCACTGGAGCCCCTTTGCCTTTCTGCTGACGATCTCTTGGCCCGCCTGCAAGCCAAGACGGGACTTCAAGATCTGATTCTGGAGAACAACCGTGACCACCTGATCAGTGGCAAGGCGTACAACACCGCTGGCTACACCCTGCAGTTGATCGAGTATCTCGGCCGCAAGTGCACCGTGGGCGAAGTGGTGGCTGCTAGCGATGGTGATCTCACCGAGCGCTCCGTCATTAGCAGCATCGGCAAGATCAACATCCTGCTTTATAGCTTGGTTGGCCTTCGCCTCACGTTGGTGAAGGAGTCCGGCGAGATCCGTCTGGTGAACGAGTCAGACGCCCTCATGGCAACGGAAAAGTTTGCAACCAAGTTCACCAAGGTGCGCGATGAGTTCGTTCGCACCATGGATGCCTACCGCGCGACAGGCGGCGATGTCGCTGGGTTGCTGGCTTCCAGCGATGCCGGTCGCAAGCTGGCTGACCTCAGCCGAGTGCTTGCCCCGGCTCAGGAAGAGGTAGCTGCCTGATCTGAAAAAAACGGGGTGCCCGAAACAGGCACTTTTCGGGCACCCGACTTCAACACAGCAATTTCATCATGACAGATCTCACCACTGTTGGCCCACCACTGGGCCTGCAGACGACCAGTGACGACATGAGCCCCGAGCAACGCTGCTCGATTGGCATCCGCAACATTGAGCTACTCTGCGACCTGGACTGGCGTGGACGCCTGCTGCTCGGCGGCGAACTGAGCCGCATGAAGTGGTCTGGCGATTTCATGACCGACACCATCTGGTCGGTTTCCGACAAGGAACGCGACTGGGTGGAGTGGTTGAAGCGCCGTGACTTCCGACTGGAAGGCGGCGAAAAAGCTATGAGGTTTGAGACCGCCAACACCCTGATCATGTGGTCGGTGTTGTACGCCAACTTCGTTGCAGTTAACGAACAACGAGCTGAGCGTGGTCTGTTACCTCTGCCACTCCCAACCAGCGTCAGCCAGCTGCGCCCGTATCAGTCGATGATGCGGCGTGCCGCTGACTGGAAGCGTCCGTCTTCGCTTTCCCCACTTAGCAGGATGGAGCCTCCGTTCTTGGAATCCCAGCCTGATGTAATCGCTGCTTGGCAGGAAGCATATGAATCCATCCCGCCTGACAAGCGTGAGCGCAAAGGCCAGCCACGCCCACCAACCGAAACGGAATCCAGTGACTACCTCCGCAAGAAGGAAGGGCTGAAGCAGCTCAAAGCCCGTGAAGAACGGGAGATTGAAGAAGCCAAGCAAGCTGCGCTGACCGTTGGCGAAAAGCCTGCAGATCCAGCCAAACAGCAAGCGGCTGCCGCTGCACCGTCAAGAACGAAGGCAAAGTCCAAGTCTGCCGAGGAGCTGGAGGCTGAACGCCGCCAGTACCAGATCCAGCAGGATGTGCGCGACTACCGGCTGAAGCTGAACAACCTGCAGCAGTCGGCGGAGTCTCTGGAAGCGTTCATCAAGAACACGCTGGTCAGGGAAGGTTCAGAGTCCTACCTGCGGGAACTTCGCCAGCAGGAGATGGGCATCTACTCCGTGGATAACGACGTGGCCAAGCTTCGCGATGCGGTGGTGGTCTCTCAGTCCATCTACAAGCTCATCACAGAGCCCTACTTACCGCCTGAGCCGATTAGCCGGCACGAAGTTGATCCATCCACTGCAACCGTTGATCTGTGACGTCATGACTCAAATTGTTCCGCGTCGATTGTTTGAAGACGAGCCAGTCGAATGGGTGCGAGCAGGTGGCAGCGTGCCTGCCCCATTGAATGATCGATTCAAGGCGATGGCTCGATTGCAAGGCAAAACGGCAGATCAGTTCATTGGTGAACTGCTGATGTCACTGGCGCCACAGATTGACCAGATGGAAGCCAAGCAGGAAGCCGAGCGTCTTCGGGATCGCTTTGGCGACAACTGGCTTCAGATCTTGAATCAGGTTCATGCCCGCGCCGATGGTTGACGGCCTGCCCGCTGGTATGCCATACTGATGGCACGAGAGGAGCGGCCCACTCGCAAAACTCAACCGCCGACCGTACAGCGCACACGAGGTCGTAAAACGCGAGCGCAATACGGCCTGAATAAGCCTGCACCGCCGGTTGGCCCGGCACCCCATTCATCACTCACCATGACAACACTCACCTGCATCGCTGCCACGTTGTTGGCACTGCTCACCATCCCCCTGGTGCTGATCCTGTGGGCCAGCGAGAGCCCGCAGCAACGCGCACGGCGCTGGCGTCGTACTGGTAGCACCTACCGCTCGATTGGCGAGCGCCTTGGCGTCAGTCACACCACGGCCCGCCGTTGGTGCGCTGCCTGATCCGTTACGGGCCCTCTTGGGCCCTCTCCTGTCTGCCTATGAACTACCACGACTTCATCGCATCAAAGGCCACCTCAACCAGCTCCTGCGGGTTTGAGCTTCAAAACAGCTGGGATCTGTTCACGCACCAACAGGCCACCCTGCAGTTCGCCTGCCAGAAGGGCCGCTCTGCCGCCTTCCTTGACACCGGCCTTGGCAAGTCGCGTGTTGAAGCGGCTGCAGCGGCTGAGTTCATGCAGGCCAGCGGCAAGCCATCTCTTATCCTCACGCCGCTTGCTGTCGCGCGACAGATGAAGCGCGAATGCGAGGCCATCGGCATTGATGCCGCCATCGTGCGCGAACAATGCGATGTCACCTCTGGCGTCAATATCGCCAACTACGAACGGCTGCCCAAGCTCGACACCTCCGTCTTTGGTGGCGTCGTACTGGATGAGAGCAGCATCCTCAAGGCTTTCACCGGACCCACGAAGCGGATGCTCTGTGAGGCCTTCGCAGATGTTCCCTACCGCCTCGCGGCAACCGCCACGCCAGCTCCAAACGATCACATGGAACTTGGTCAGCACGCCGAGTTTCTTGGCGTCATGCCAGGCCCTGAGATGCTCTCGCGCTGGTTCATCAGCGATCAGACCACGATGGGCGGCTATCGCCTGAAAGGTCACGCGCAGGATGACTTTTGGCGTTGGGTAGCAAGCTGGGCGCGTGCTGCCACCTTGCCGTCAGATCTTGGCGGTGATGATGCCGGGTTTGTCCTGCCGCCTCTCGACTATCGGATCCACACCATCTCGGCCGACATCATGCAAGAGGTGCCGGACGGGATGCTGTTCCGAATTCCCGATGGCAGCGCCACGACCATGCACCGTGAAAAGCGCCTCACGATGGATGAACGCGTCGCCTGCGCTGCAGAGCTCGCTAATGCAGCTGATGGCCCTGTGATCGTCTGGTGTGAAACCAACAGCGAATCAGCGGCGTTGGCGGCAGCGATACCGGACGCTATTGAAGTGCACGGCTCAATGAGCCCTGACGTGAAGGTGGCCGCATTGGATGCCTTCACCTTTGGCGAGCGTCGCGTGATCGTGAGCAAGCCCAAGCTGGCCGGCCTTGGTCTGAACTGGCAGCACGCCAACACCGTGATCTTTGCCAGCGTGAGCCACAGCTACGAACAGCACTACCAAGCCGTTCGTCGCGCCTGGCGCTTCGGTCAAACGAAGCCCGTCACCTGCCACGTCATCATCAGCGATACCGAGTCCAGCATCTGGAACAACGTTCAACGCAAGGCCGACGATCACCAACGCATGAAGCGCGCCATGGCCAAGTCCATGCTGCGCTCACAGCAAGAGGCAATCTTGCGCCGCGCCTACCTGCGCACCCCTGTCGTCACTCTTCCTGACTTCCTCCAATGAAACCCGATTATCAAGGCCACAACTGGGCGATCTACAACGCGGACTGCGTTGAGCTGTTGATGGGTCTGCCTGATGACAGTATTGATTGCGCTGTGTTCAGCTCGCCGTTTTCGTCCCTGTACATCTACAGCGACTCCGAACGCGACATGGGCAACAGCGCGTCGCATGACGAGTTCTTGGAGCATCATCGCTTCATGGCGCGTGAGTTGTATCGCGTGATGAAGCCCGGCGCCGTGATCTGTGATCACGTGAAGGATACGGTCTTTTATCAGAACAGCAGCGAGACAGGCGAGGGCGGGCTCTATCCCTTCTCTGATGAGGCAAGCCGCAATTATCGGACCGTTGGCTTTTGCCTGCGTGCTCGCGTGACGGTCTGGCGTGATCCGGTGCGTGAGATGCAGAAAACGAAGCACGAACGGCTGCTGTACAAGAACATCCGGGAGAACAGCCGAGTGAGCGCCATGGGGATGCCTGAGTACGTGCTGGTGATGCGGAAGGAATCGAAAGGCAAGAACGTGGGCGAACCTGTCACGCATACGCGCGAGGAGTTCACGCTTGACCAATGGCAGCAGTGGGCATCGCCTGTATGGATGGACACGATGCAGACCAAGGTGTTAAACGCCAGATTCAAGGCAGACAAGGATGAGAAGCACATCTGCCCGATGCCGTTGGATCTGATCGAGCGTTGCCTGACCCTTTACAGCAATCCGAACGACGTAGTACTCGATCCGTTTAATGGCATTGGCAGCACTGGTTATCAGGCGGTGAAGATGGGGCGCCGGTATGTCGGGATTGAACTGAAGCCTGAGTACGCAAAGCAGGCGGCCAAGTTCATGACTAGGGCTGAGGCTGAGGGGTCTAGCTCGCTGCTGAAGGTGACGGCATGACCGTGGACGACTGGTATGAGAACGACCCTGAACTCGACTGCGAGCACGACAAGCGCACCGTCATGCACTTGGTGACAGCCAAGCTGGAGCGGCGGCTGAAGTACTGGCGAGCGCGGGAGCAGGAGGAGATCCTGAAGCGCTACCGGATAGTGACCTCAATCTGATGGTTGACCGCTGGCAGGTGGTATGCCATACTGATGGCACCGGGGCGGACCCGGCCCACTCACCACTCAGACCATGAACACCTTCATCGCTCGCTTCGAAGTCGGTCAGACCTACTACGGCAGTCTTGCCTGTGCTCACGGCAGCTTCCCTGTGATCTGCACCAAGCGCACTGCTAAGTGCGTCTGGTTTGAGCACGCCACCATGCCCGAGCACTATCCCGCTGCACGCGCCATGGTCCGCGAGGGTAACCGCTATGAGATGGCCAACTTCCGCCGTTGGCTGATCGCCGCCGACCAAAGCGACACAAGCATGGATCTTCATTTCCACTGATCCCGCCGGGCCCTGCGGGGCCTTTCACTCACCCATTCATCACCATGCACTTCGATCGTCTCTTCACCGCCGGACTCATCCTTGGCCTAGCTGCTGGCGCTGCCGCCTTCACTCATGGTTCTCGCACTGCTCACTCGACTCATCCGCTGGTGTCGCAACCTACTCCGCAGGCGCAGACCATCCCCGCCAGCTCCAACGGTCTGGGCATTGGACCCTGACCGCCTCTCACAAGACCTACGCGATCCACTCCTCCGGCAGGCCTACATCGACTACCTAGAGGCCTGCCTAACCATGCCTGCCTCTCGCTACATCAGATGAATCAACCCCCCACACCGCCACGCTTGCCCATGCCAGATCGCATCCGTGCCCTGGCTGAAGAGATCACCCTCGCTGATCTGCTCTGCAGCCCCTCCACGGTCTGCGATGCCATCAGCCTGATGAGCAACATCCTCAACAACGCCTGGATCTACACCGACCTGAAGACGCCAGACGACATCAACCTAGAGCGTGATCTCTTTGCCGTCTCTCAGGCCTACGACGGTGACCCAAGGCGCACGGCCTTTGATCACCTGCGCCAACGCCGCGAATACAAAGCCACAAGGCCATGATCCATCACCCTGAAATCGAAGACCTGATCGATCAGATCAGTGACACCAAGCAAGCCATCAAGCTGATGGAGGAGCAACTGAAGAGCTACCTAGCAACGCTCGATGAACACCGCGCCAATGGCCTGCTGGATGGCTACGAAGCCGAGGATGGCAGCTACTACGTGAACGGTTGCCGCCTGCTGCCGGTGACGCGCAGCAGCTGGTCATACAGCAAGGCAGTGAAGGAACTGCAGGAGCAAGAGCAGCTGGCCGGCATCGCGACGCGCAAGGAGAGCACCTACCTGCGTTTCGATCTGCCGAAGCCATGATCCCCACCTATTCCTTTGCGGTGTTCGGCACCGCAGCACCGCAAGGCAGCAAGCGCCTACTCGGCAGGGTCATGGTCGAATCATCCCGCAGCGTTCACCCATGGCGCAGTGACGTGCGATC